ATTTTTAGCTGACCATGCTTTCATATCAGGGTCTAGCTCTTGTGTTTGTTCTACTGGTTGTTCTGCAGGTAATTTTTTTACAATTTCTGCTTGAACATTATGTGCCATATTCATAGACTGCTGTTCTGCAAGAGTAGCTTTAGCTATCATCTCTTGTGCTTTAGTCATGGCATCAGCATCGCCTTCATCATAGGCTTTCTTAAATTCTACTTGAGCATTTTGTTTTGCCCACAAAGCATTGTTATGTGCTTGTTTATTTAGAACTTCTCCGCCTTGCTCAACCATAGCTTGAAGTCTTTTATTTTCAGACATCAAAGTTTGTAATCTTTGTACAGCTTCTTTAGATTCTCTTGTTGCTGCTTCTTTGGCTCTGCGTTCTTCGTGATACTCGTATTTGATTTTAGATATACGATCTGCAGCTCTTTTACTGTAGTCAGCTATTTCTTTGTCTACAGCATCGTCATCAACTTCTGCTGGTGCATCTTCAGCTCTAGGTTTTTTACCTTGGTCTTGTGCAGGAGTATCATCAACAATAGTAACTTCTAAGTTATCTGGAATTTTATTATCAATTTCAGTTTGTTTACCAAAGAATTGATCTTCTTTTGTTTGAACTACTGGTTCATCAAAATTAGGTTCTTCATTAATTATTTCTGTTTTACTCATGCTCTTACTACTCCTGTTGGATCATCGACTACTGCTTCCACAGTGTCATCATTAATTAAACGAAATTCTTGTCCATACATTTTCATGCGAGTTCCTGAGTAAGCACGAAATACAACCCAGTCACCTTGTTTGCACCAAGGTCCACTTGGAAATCTTTTAGGGTCGTTATAACATTCAGTTCCTAGTTTTAGAACATATCCACAAATATTACTTACTTCTTCATCTCTTACAGTAGTAGTTGCTTTGATAATACCGCCATCAGTCTTTTCATCAACTTTAGGCATCGCTATAAGAATCTTCCAACCTTTTGGTTCAGGCAGTTGACTCTTTATATCTTCATCTACAATCGGAGTGTCAACACTTTCAGGTTCTGGAATGTTTACTGCTTCTTTTTTACTCATATTTTTTGCACGACTTTAGGAGTCGAGTTTCCTATTGTTTGAGAACTCTTTCGATATAATCTAATAGTTCTCGTTCTGCAAGGGCAATTCCCTCGATAATGCCAACCATTTTTTGATAGTCAGGATAATTTTTACAAGTTCCTGTAGCAATATGATCAGCGTGTTCATTCATCATGCCACGATACTTTAACTTCAGATGTTCTGATAGTGATAGCTCAGTGATTTCATTTGACATACTAATCGCTATCTTTAATCATATCCTTAACTATGTCAACACCTGTTTTAAAATCTTTTATAGCATCTTTTTCTTTTTCTGCTTCTTTTGATAGCAAATCACTAGCAACTTGCTGTCCTATTTTAGCACCAGCTATTTGACCTTCTTGTTGTAATCTAGCTTCTTGTAATTCTTTATTAGATGCAGCTTTAGTTGCATCAAGTAATAATCTGCCTTCATCTATATCCATTTTAGCTTTTGCTTGTGCTTCTTTAATTGCTACTTCTTTTTCTTTAGCTTGAATAAGTGGGTCTTTAAGTTGTTCTTGTACTCGTTGTTGTTCAGCTTCTGCTTGTGATGTACCTAATACTCGTTTAGCTGCTTCTGCTACAAGACTTGATATACGCTTCTGAACATCTGCTGGTATTGGCTCACCTTCTGGTGGTAGCTCAATACCCATCTCTCTTTCAACTTCTTTTCTATATTGCATTGATAAATGCTCATTAATGTAAGCTGAACCTGCAGCTAGTATTCCTGCAGCATTTGGACTCTGCCCTACAAGTTGTTGTATTTCAGGGTCTTGTTGTGCTGATGTAACCACTGCAATATGTGCTTCATGATCTTGATCTATAAATGCTTTAACTGGTTTACCAGTAATAATGTTTTGTACTGCAGTGACTGGATCAACTGGTTTAATATCATCTACATCTGGAATAATATCTTCTACATCTTCAATGCCTAATACATTAAGCATCTGTCTGTGTAATTCAGGTAAGTTATACATATCAGGAGATGACTGAGCCAATTGCATAGCAGCTTGATACTGCATAATTCTTTGAGCCATTGTTGCTGCATTAGGATCAGATACTGGTAGTACATCTACTCTGTTATCAAAATCTTCTGCTTTAATATCTTCGCCTTCATCTGTTTCATATGGATAAGCAGGGTCTGTAAAGTCTTTTACAATACCAACTAATATATCAAACTCTTTACGCATTGAAGCGTGAAGTCTAGATTGCACAGCACTCATAACTTTTTGATTTCTTTCTAGCAATGCTAGTGTAGTTCCAACAGGTGCTTGGTTATTCATATCAGATATTTTCATGTCTGACATACTGGCAAACCTTCTGCCTTCTTCTACTATATTTCCTAACAATGCAAATAATGTAGACGATGGTTCTTTGTATGGTAAGAATGTAATGTTGTCTCTAATAGCACCACCTGGTACATCAACATCTCTAAATTCTCCAGGCATGATAGGAGTATCATCTCCCTTGATCCTGAGTCCTCTAGCTTTTAAACCACCAGGTAAATTACTTAAAGTACCTGCATCGACTAATTGTCTTAGTATGGATGTAGCTGACTTGGCTAATCCTCCTACCATGTGTATTAAACCAAACCCATAGAAACCTAATCCTGGTAGGTATTGGTAATGTACAAAGTGCATCCTTCTTAGTTTTGCAGAGTCATCTTCATAATAGTTTCTGCGTATGCTAAGAATAATGCCACTTGGATAATCGATGGTGACAACATAAGGTATAGCTATACCTGTTTGTTCTCCTGAATTGTCAGTATCTTCAAACCCTTCAAGGTCTAAATCTACCTGCATTTCTAGTATTGTATGACTTTGATCGTAGTTGTAAGTGTCTGATTCACCAGTAATTTCATCATATTTCTTGGTAATATCAGAATTTTTCTGTGAACCATCAGGTATATCTATATCTCTGTAGAACCCATTAACCTGCATCTTTCTAACTGTGTTAGATGATTTACGCATAACATGGGTGGCTCTTTCACAAGTTTCTAAATCACTTGCTCCATAGTTCACTACAACATCTTCTGCTGGTACAAAGATAGAACTAGGTCTATCTAAGCTAGGATCAAAATAAACTTTTCTAAATGCAGAACCTGCTAGTGGCAAAGAAAATAACATCTTTTCTGTTTCAGTTCTGTATTCTGACATCTCATGTGTCAGTAAGTAGTTTAAGTAATCTTCTACTCTCTGCGATTGTTTTTCTTTTTCTTCTGTAATCTTTCCTACTATTTTAGTTCTGACTGGTCCAGCAGCAGGAAACATTTCTGTAATTGATTGAGATTGGAAGCGTATAACAGCTTCACTAAGCATTGGGTGGAATACACCACAAGCTCCTGACCAAGGGGTAGTTCTTTCTTCTATCTTGAGTCCTAGTTGATCTAAGCCTTTAGTATAAGTTTCTTCCCATTCTGATCTTGAGTCTTTATCGCCATTGTAGTCACCTACAAGTTTAGAACCTAGTTCTTGCAAAATGCCATCATCTATATGTTCTGCTAGATTGGAATCAAATTCTACATCGCCTATATCTTTGGCATTAGGATCAAAATCAATGATCATTCCACCATCTTCAGTTTCGATGGCTAATGAGTCTGGGTTTTCTATAGCAATGGTAAGCTCTTCTTTTTGAGGTTCTTGCTCTATTGTTCCTTCTACAGGTGTAGCTGGTTTTCTTTCTATAGCCAATTAAATCTCCTAGTAATAGTTTGCGGTACGATTATGTTCCAAAGGCTCATCTTCTTCATCTGAGTGTAATGGAATAAAACCACCTTGTCTGAATCTTAACAGAGCTTGCGTAGTGCTATCAACTAAATCGTCATGTTCCATGTTAGGAAATCCAGCAAACTCTTCAACGACTTCTTCTGCCCATCTAGTTGCAGGAGCATAAACAACACCTGAAGCAAATAAATCAGAGACTGCATTAACTCTTGATATTTTATCATTGCCTCGGCTAGGAGTATATTCTTGTACAGGTATACCCATAGCTCGTAATTCAAATATTAAGGGCATACCAGCAGCTTTAGCCTCTACAATAAAGGCATCTGGCTTGTATGCGTTGTATTTTTCAAATGCCATCTTCTTTAGATCAGGAAATTCTAGTCGTTCTTTATATGCATCTAGCATGATTACAAAGGGTGAAATAAGTCCTTCATCATCTTCTTTGTAGAAAACTCCCCATGTAGTACACGCAGAATAGTCAGCTCTTTGATTCTTCATAAAAGCTGTATCCCATGATTGAATAACAAATTCACATTCAGGAGGCTCTCTGCCTTCCCATACTTGCCACCAATCACGCTTAACTAAAGCTCCCTCCTCAGAGGTTGGGTCTTGTTGATATTGAGCCATCCACTTACTGTTGGGTAGCTCGGCTTTCAAAGCCTGTAACTCTTCCATCTTCCAGAACTCTGCCCATAAGGGGTTTCCAGAAGGCATAATGGCAGGAAGTTCTATGACTTCCCACTGGTCAGCACCGCCACGCTTTATACTAGCATCGACTACTTGACCTGTTAAATCTTTATTGTGCCATCTAGTCATGACCACAACGATAGAACCATTTGGTTGTAAACGCTGTCTTGGACCAGATGTGTACCATTCATAGGTACGATTGAATACATTGATGTCTGCAGAAGCTCCCTCTTGCTCGGAATGGGGATCGTCAATAATAAGTAGATCAGCACCTTTACCAGTAACCGCACCGCCTACACCAATCGCAAAGTAGTCTCCACCCTGATTGGTGTTCCATCTACCTGCTGCTTTTGAGTCTGATTGTAAGCTCACATTGGGGAATACAGCTTTGTAATCGGTACTATTGACTAAGTTTCTTACCTTTCTACCAAAACCCACAGCTAATTCAGCAGTATGGGCAGTCTGAATGATCTTCTTATCTGGGTATTTACCTAAAAACCACGCAGGTAATAGGTACGAAGCGAACTCACTCTTGGTATGTCGAGGTGGCATATTGATAATTAAACGCTTTAGATCACCTCTAGCGACTCTTTCAAAGGCTTCAGCCATAATTTCATGGTGTTTACCATGGATAAAGGCTGACCACATCTCCCTAACAAATGGCATAAAGTTGTTATGGCACTTTTCTCTACCTTTGGCTTTATCTAATTCTTCTAACAGGGAAAGAAGTTCTTGCTTCTGAATAGCAGATAGGTTCTTTACTTTACTTAGTACACTTTTATCCATACTTACTATCTAGTATATACCTAATAGGTAATGACTCTTAAATAAAAAAACTTAATAGGTACATATAGGTAGGCACTTAGTAAGTAGTCACTGGGTAGTAGGTATATATATCTACAGATTATACAATATTGCATGGCTTCACATAAAAATCAACCTTTAATTTTAAAAATATAGTATGGGGGGGGTAGGATTCCTAGCCTTTCTACCTGAAAAAAGGGGTATTTGGCAAAAAAAGCTAGCAAAATGCAATATATAATAGGGGGGGGTATGTGAAATTAGGTCATATTATGTGCAAAACACTATGTATATATGATAGTCAGAATGTCTATTATATAAGGGGGTGTGGGGGGTCTTTTAATACTGGGGATTCCTTCTATTAAGGAGGGGTCTTGGTCTGCTCTTTATGTGTTGCTGTAGCTGTCTGTGATCTTCGTAGTGATCGCCTACTGATCTGTCTAGTGATTGCCCTCTGACTCTCTGATCAATGCTTCTATCTTCTCCTCTATCTCACTCTCAATGTCGTCACTGGTTCTGCTCTCCTTAATCTCTAAGGTGTCACTGAATAGGTTCACTGTCTTGCCTAACAATTCCAATGCCCTAACTCTAGTGCTGTCACTGTCTGCTTCCTTAGACTCTCTCATAAGCTGTTCAAGAACATAACTCCTTGTTCGAGTAGTGGAAGCTACTGCATTGACCTCTCTACGTTCTAATCCCTTAGTGATGCTTATTGATATCTTAGGGTTAGCCATGAGCCTACTAGCTTCGACCTCTACCCATTTAGGTATCTTCCCTTGCTTCGTTAGAGTGACATCATAAACATCTGCATAGACTTCTTTAAAGCTACCCAACTTCCCTTTAACAATTCCATTTACAAATGCCCTCTGCTTAATCGTGAGATCATCTTCTTTTTTAATGAGTTTTAGCTTTGGTTTTTTGTCCTGAGATTTATCTTTATCCATAGAAATATTATCTACCAGTAAAGAGTGTTTCGTAATGCCCTCATTCTGCTATCTAATAAAGTGAGATAGATGATGATTTAA